GTTGGTTCTTCTTCGGTCTCTGTTTCTGCAGAAGCTTCAGGAGTTTCCTCTTCAGGTTCTTCTTCTTCCGCTTCCTGATTAGCAAACATTTGTGCTGCAACTTGTGGCCTTGCAACATCAATTTGTTGAGATGCTTTTTGCATCAGCATATCTTTTAGTTTGTCGCTAACATCTGCTGCAGACGCATTGTTAGCAATCATGTCAATTACATCATCCATTTTATTAAAATAATAAGTAACTCAAATATTTATATCTCACCACCCTCGGGCATTTCTACTTTTTTGACATCGGGTTCGGGTGTCTGTGGAGTTGCACCTAAAGCTGCTTGGTTAGGATCCATTGGCATTCCAGTTGCAGGATCTACCATTGCATTAGGATCTGGAATGACACCATCTTTAATTTCTTTTTTGATTTGCTTATCGATCTCAACTATTTCTTCATCCTTTTGTTTGAGAACATTTCTTCTGATATAATCTGCAGAGAAATATCTACCAACGTAAGGTTCCAAAGCTGTAATAGTTTGAATTCTTTCGTTAAGTAGTTCATTCTCTTTTAATTCAGAGAAATGATTATCGTAAACATAATCATATTGAATATGTTCAGAAATTTCATCCCAATCCTCAATAGAGACAATGTTCTTAAGTATAAGTTGAGTCTTCAACATATCATGGAAGACACCCGAGAATCTCTTTCTCATTCTTCCGACGAACTTTGTAAACTTAATTTCGTCTCTTAGAATTTCAGAAGAACGACCAAGATTGAAACCGCTACTAGATGCAAGTCTAGACTCGGGAACACCTAATGCTCTGTATAGTTTCTTTTGGAAGTATTCAATATCTGCAAGTTCGCCAAGGTTTTGTCCACCAGGTAACGTGGTAATTTCTGTTCCTCTACCACCTTCACGACGAGGAAGCCAGAAATCTTCCAACATACTCATCATCTTGCGATCATCACGAACTTCGCCAGTGTTTGCATCATAAACCAACTTATTGCGATAACGGTTCATGACTTCACGCAGATATTGTTCTGCTTTGATCTTTGGTAGATTACCAACATCAATGTAGAAAATTCTACGTTCTGGTGCTCTTGATAGTCTGTAGATGACTAGAGAATCCTCAATCATTCTCAATTGATTGAGTGCTTTAATTGCTTTGTGAAGGTATGATAGAACTGTATTCTTATTTCTATCTACCAGACCTGAATGTACATAACAGATAGCATCTTTTGACATTCTGGTTACTGCACCAGCACCAGTCTTGAATGCACCACTTTTATTTGCCATACGACCATTTGGATCGTACTCATAAAACTCTTCGATTTCTGGGGAAGGAGTTGGTTCTTGACCTCTTTGAGTTACAACTTGAGGTCCAAGGGGATTATTCTTATCTTTTTTAATCTTTCTAATATAACGAATTTTAAGAGGATCAATATATCTTAGTTCTTTAATACCCTCTTCTGGTTTTTTAATATCAATTACTTTATGATAATATACTCTTCCATCAACATACCAGTTTCTAAGAATCTCATGACATCTATCATCGAAACGGAGAAGATCTTTAATTGCTTTGAATTCTTCTCTAATAAGTTGTTTAAGTCTCTCAGAAGCAGGAACGTTTTGGAGATCAATCTCCACAGGAGAATCGTTCTGGTCTGAAACAATTGCTTCGTTTATTACATCTTCAATAGCACCATCCACCTCAGGATGCAATGCCATTTCTCGATATCTTTTAATTAAATCAAACTCGGATTTATATACGCCTTCAATATCTACATACTGCCCATAAAAACCGCTAGAGACATAATAATCCGAAGAATCTTCCTGATTCTCCGGCACAGGAGAAACGACGGACTTTTTAGATCCGTCGTCTTGCTCCTTGAATTTAAAACCAAATAATTTAGGCATTAACTCTCAAATAGAACTCTTCGTTCTATTATTTAGGAGAGTTGGGTATCTGTTTCTGCGGTAGAAAGTTGAGAAGTGCCTTGAGAATCAAGTGCATCCCACCACTGAACCTGGAGTTCTACAGTAAACTCTTCAATCTGATCTGTAGCATCGTAAGAAACTTCAATCTCACTGATGGATGTTGGGAAGATTCCGAAGAATCTATATGCCTTGAGAACAGGCATTTGCTGTCCAACAGTTTGAGTTGGGTTACTGACATTGCTCTTAGCATTTGCCAAAGAAGCTCTACCGAACTGTCTGACAATTGCGTCTTTCTGATATTGTGCTGGGTTGATCAAACCAGAGTTATCATCATGCTTGTTGATAGCGTTCATCCACTTCTCGAATGAAGTTCTAAGAGTGAAGTCGTTATCATTAATGACGGTGATGGTCCAAGGTGCGAATGTTCTGTCACCAGCAACCTTGAGATTTCTACCTCTGAAAGGAATTTCAATAGGTGAAATTGTAGATGCTGGAAGTTGAGCAGCCTTAATCATGAACCTTGAGAGTTCATTGACATCACCAACTGGAAGATCATTACCAGAGTTGTCGGTTGCAAAAGATGGGAAACCCATCTCAACTTCAAACAGATTGGGGCGAGCACCGCCGCCAATCAGTTTTGCTTTGAAGTCTTCTAATGTTCTATCTTGGAAATTTGGAGTGTTAGGAAATTGTAGTGCCATTGTTCTTGTTTAACCTCGTAATAGGGAATTGTTATTGACTCTAAAAATTAAACAGTTCCAACAACTTCTTCAAAGCTAACTCCAGTTCTGTTAGCAACGAAGGTTAGACCGATGAAGTTAATCGATCTTGCTGGTTTGATAAAGATGTCAGCCCTAAATTGATTTGCGTCGATAACATCTGGGGTGTTATTTGATTCGTCGCAAACTAAGAGGAAGTCTGTAATTCCTCTCTTCGCTTTAATATCGCGGAGATATGGTTCTACGATATTGATAAAGTTTGATCTGGTGATCGCATCATTAAACTCAAACAGTTGTGCTCTTGCTGCTTGTTGGATTGTTGCCTCCACTGTGAGGAAGAGACGACGAACATTGATTCTATCAAATGCGGATGCATAAGAGAGACCAGTCTTATCACCGAAGAGGATAATTCCAGAACCAGGTGAGAAGATTACTGGGTTAATTCTCTTAGGATAGAGAAGATCTCTTTGTGCCTGTGAAGGATTATATGCAAGTTTAATTGCATCATTAATTGTTCCTCTCTGAGCACCTGCAGGAGAGAACCATGGATAGTTATTGATGGAAGTTCTTGCCATCAATCCAGCAATGTCACCATTCAGAGGAATGTATCTGAACTTATTATTAAATCTATCGAACATATACTTGTATCCAGAATCGAATACTGCATATGAAGAAGATGTTACTGCACCATAGAACTGTAGGATGTTCTGTGTTTGTGTGTCGGAATTTGTTATATTAACAACTCCAGACTTATGTGGGGAAATTACTGCAACGCAGTCTTTTCTTGCTTCTGCAAGTGCGATAAGTCTATTTGCTTTCGCTTGTGATTCAAACAGTGTAGCGCCACCACTAGGTCCTTGAAGTAGGAAGTTAATGGTATACTCTGCAGGATTTTCTACGATATTGTATGCAGAAATTACATTTGCTAGTGTATTATTGTAACCACTAGTATCACCGTAGTTTGCTCCATTAGCCAAGGTGTAGTTTCTATTACCAGAAAGTCCGAAGGTAATTCCACTTACTTCTTGGTTCCACTGAATTGCAGTACCAGTCTTCTGTGTAGTACCCGCCAAATCCATAAATGATGGAGATACTAAAGAATCAGAAGTTCCGCCGAATACATATTCGGAATTGTTAGCAATGTAGTTCTTATAGTAAATGTTTTGACTTGGACTTACTCTTGCATCACTTCCTTTAGAAAGACTCGTGAACTTCTCAAGAATGTTTCCAGATACTCCAGAAATTGATCCATTGTCATCTACAATTACAACGTGGAACTCGTCATTCTTAGAACTTCTTTCAGAAGCCCAAAGTGAAGTTCCTGGTTTTGGTGCGATGTTCTTCCAGAAAACTGTGGAATTGGTCAATCCGAGAGTTTGTTGCTCGTACCAATCAACTACTGGATTTCTATCTGGGTTTGGAAGAAGTCCTTCACCCTTATCTAAAGTATTGACGCCCTCACCGTCATCATCTCTTACATAAGTAACAACCATAGAGGTTGCAGCAAATGCAACAGGAGATGCAGTATCAACGACAATTTCTGAGGTATTGACTCCAACAACTCTTGCCTTATACTGACTGTTTAGAGTTTGGATCAGGTCACCAGGTTGGACTTCATCGAGTTGGTTGGTAGAACTTGCAATGACGGTAGAACCAAGTGAAATTGTTGCACCGTTTCTAATTCTAAACTTCTCTAGAGAAGTTGCGGATCCTACATTGTTAAAGATCTGCCAATATGTGCTAGATTCGTCTTGTTTCTGAGCAAAGATTTGTGCAAGACCACCTTCATCGTATTCTGCTTCAGCCAAAGTGTCAGTTGCAGAATCGTAGACTCCAAGCATCTTAACGTCGATGCTATCTACGTTTACTCCAGTGACGATTGCCTTTGTATAACCAGTAAAATTCTTAACAGTTCCGTCAGTGGCTGCATATTGAGTTGAAACTCCGCAAGTCATTGCGTATCCAACTTCAATACCAAAAGTACCGATAGAAACTCTTTGGTCTGCAGCAGCGTCAATGGTGCAAACTTTTAAGTTATTTGCCCATGATCCTGCTTGTTTCGCAGCCCAGATCCAATTGCTGGCATTTTCGTAATTATTTACATAGTCTTCAGTAGACTTGATTTTTAGGGGAAGAACGGTTCCAGCAACACCCGCATGTGCATTGACTAGAGAGTCATCATCAGTTCTGATAACTCTTAGTGTTCCACCATACGACAAGTAAGAGGATGCAGACATCCAATACTCATACTGGCCATCAGCTTCCTGTGGCTTTCCAAACGTATTAAGGAGGTCTTGTTCCGTTTCTACCAGTACAGGTTCTCCGATTGGACCTCTGGCAAAGGGACCTGCAATTACTCCCACTTGATCGTTTACTGCATCAATTCTGCCTACAGTAAGATCAACTTCTCTAACTTTTACGCCTGGTGATACTAAGTTTAGCGACATGTCTTTCCCCTCTAAAGAAGATTCATATGACTGAAACTATTTAGAAATTTGAATTGCTAGAATGGGGAAACAGGACGTGAACGTACTACCAGTCTGGATATTCCCAGAAAACTGTTTTGTTTTTAATCCGTGATTCTTTTATTCTTCTTACCGTGCATTCTTTACATTCATATGAATATGCAGAGGGAAGTGTACCTCTATCTTTTCTCGTTAAATAAAAATCAGTTAGTAAATTTTTTGTTTGTCTACACTTCTTACACTTTCTTTCAGTAAGAAATAAGTGTTCTAATTCAAAAGATTCTTCAAAAGACATCAATTATATTCCCACATATATGACATATCTCCATATTCATCTGTATGCCAAACTTGACCCTCTGGATCAACAAAACTTCCCTCATCATTTAATCCATCACTGATGAATCCAAATGGAGCCATGTCAGCTTCAATTTGATCTCTTTGATCTTCATATATTTTTTTACGGACATCATTATCCGTCATCTCTTTGAAGTAATCCTGTTGAACTAACCACGCAAATATAACAAGACACATTGCAAGGTCATCATTACAGCCTTCTTCAGCCTCAAATGATCCAGCCTTTTGTATAAAAGTAGTTAGTTCACTAATTACATCTAAATCTTGTACAAATAACTTATCATCTTCTATTAAGGCTTTCAGGTTTAGAGATCCAATCTTCTTTACTGTCTTGGACATTTTGACACCCAACTGTGTCTTCTTTCCTGAGAATCCCTGACCTACTACCTGACCAGCACGACCTCTCATAGAACACATCAATATATTATCGTATTCAAGATCCATGTGCAAAATAGATGCAACTTGATCTCCGATATCATTTACTTCCACTAATATGAATGCTTGATTATATGCCTTCGATACGTCTCGGATAATATTGGGAAAAAGAATTGGTTTGATCTGATTGTTTCTATACTTAGCTACTAACCTATATGGAAATGTAGTAGTGTCACATACACAGAACGCAGAGTAATCTTTATCTACTCCTCTCGCAACGTCAA